CAATTATGGAAACCATTGTTATCAAGTATTATGTCTGAAACAAAGACAGGCAATCTTACCTTGGTAAAATCGACAACTTTGAAGAAGTTTTCTCTTTTAGAGTACCTCATTATTTCATTGGGGCTAACAACCCAAATGTTAATAGTAAGGCTCTATAAAGTCAAAATCTTTTAATAAGTCCTCTTCGGATCATTCAGGTGGTATTATTATACTCATCCAGGCTTTACTGGAATTTATTATAATATTCATACTGAAGAGAGCCTAAAGCTTGATTAATTTCATGTTTTAGCGTTTAACGCGTTGAGGGGAAGAGAAAATCTTCCAGTCTGAACCAAAAGGTTGTGTAACTAGATACAATCAATTTTGTAATGGTATCACTATTCAATGGATCACCCCTTCTCTTTGTAGAGAGTCGGGGGAGACATATTATTAAAGAAAAGGGAGAATTCCCCATCTTAACATATGTTTAGTAATCCTAAATAGTAACACTCACTATCTTGCTAGATACTGTTCAAGTAATAGCAGGATCATCCAGATCGGGGATAATTCCGATCCAGCATGCACAAGGGCCTTTATAGACTAAAGGATGCCACGTTGGGAATAAAGAGGGAGACCTTAAATTCTCACTCTCTTTACCAACGATCTGATTTGATAAGACCGAAATTATCCTCTATTGGGATATTATTACGGTATTTCTTTTCATTTCGTCAGTAAGGAGTTGTGAGTAGATAATGTCTATCTCAGAATTCTTTTCTAAGCATATCCTTATGTCTTGGGTGTTTGGGTGTTTTAGGTTTTAAGGTATCAAGGAGACGAATAGTCACTAAGTGACTCTTACGTACTTCCTTAGGTTCCAAATCACCTAATTCGAGATTAACCTTGAGATTAGTAACTGCTTCGAGAACGTCTACTAATTGAGTAATACTCAATTTTTGTAGGTTGTCATTAAAATGACCGTAATCGTAAACAGAATAGTTATCCAAGGACCACCTTTTAAAGTGGACTCTCATGGCCTTCACGTATGTTTCTCAAAAGGGATAAATGAGCATATGCTCTATCATGACACGGAAATACAATTTATGTCTTTCTTTCAAAAGATTATAACCTGTAAATCCCTTCATGATATTCTCAGTTGACGGGTCCGGATCTAACTTTTTAATAAGGGCCTCTTCAGCATCTCAATCAAAGAGATCTGATAAAGGTTCCTGATTAGGAATTGGATCAGCACCCAACATTCGTTCGAAGTGAAACCTTATAAGATAGTTATATATCTTGATAAAGTGTTTACCATGAACCTGTTCTTGTATGTGTAAAATTCTTTCAACTAATCTGTCTTTAATGGCCTTAAAAGGACCATTTTCAAGACCGATCATTCTCATCTCTCAACTAGGAGAAGTGGGGAGAGTCATCTCCTCACCTCTAAAGTATTGAGTGAGCATTGAACGGACTTCAGACATTTTAGGAGTCAGAGTCTTTACAAATGAGTAGAATTCACGTGTTGTCAATTCTTGTCTTCCTATTAATAGGAATGCAATTAGTGACTCAACGGGAAGTTTACTTTGCCGTAGAGCTACGGAAAGTAAAGAGATCATAGGGACTATGAGTCTTTCCTCGGCCTGATTTTTCATTTCAGGTCAAGTGAAGACACATTTTCTTACTATTGATTCTACCTTTAGACTCTTTAAACTACTTCATTTATGAAGAAAGTAATAAGCGTCTGAAGTTCTACCCATAAGTTTACCTGAGTTGGCGTAGAGTTGTTTTCATGATATTTGAGAATAATCAAAATCATTAAACCACGTTTTCTTCAAATACTCACCGGCTGGTGTCTTTAGTGAAACAACAGATTTCTTTTGATTAATTTCTAATCCTAAGAGTTCCATTGTCTTTACATAAGAACTAGCAAGTTTGCTATTAAAGATTACTACATCATCTCCTGTAATCTCATACAGATCACACCACATGCTATTATTGGTTATTTTAATAAGACCAATTTCTCTAGCACACATTTGAAGTATCATATGGTGCGTGAGAGCTAGCATGTTAAAGGAGCTAAGTGCCCCCATGGGCTGTCCTACTGAGTAATGAACTCCAGAACATTGAAGATCTTGAGGATCCTCAACTCCTTTTGGGAGAAGAGGGACCGCATAGCTTCTTTGAACTAGAATTAATTTCCATAAGTTCGCCAGTTCCTTAGAATCTTTAGGAGATAATCCGCAAGATAATAAGAGACCAGCGATAATACTTACTTGTAAATCAATAGGTAGTCTATCAGTTGCCGATGATAAATCGTAACCGAAAGAACAACCATATTGAATTGACTTCTGACGAGCTCTTCTATAAGAAGATTCCTGGTCAGCTGTTCCATCATTTGGTAATGATTTTAGAACAGAAGAAAGTAACTTATGTAGTGGATGTAAGATGGTTTGTGTTAAGCAATCCACCATAGCAAACACTCTCAGTTTTCCTGCAGCCTCCTTAACAAATTGAAGTTGGCCTACATTCCCTTCAGCAAACTCGTTTTTGGCGAGTCCATCGAAAGGTAAGTATTCCTCCTTCATGAGTTCAATCTCTTCTGAACTATAATTTCCCTTTACTACGTATTGGAGAATTACCTCTTTATTACCTAAGAGACGTTCAGGTATGAGATACTCATTAGATCCAAAGATCTTTAACTCAAAAGCAGTGCTAGGTTTGGTAATTCACAAGATCTTTAAAAGACCTGGTGAGTAACCTCCTAAGTTAGGGTAAGAGACAGGGAAAATATTTCCATGTCCCTCACCTTCACCGAGGAACTTAACATATGCAATTTTGTCAAGATCTCCAGAGCGGACAGTGTGCTTTTCTCCGGGTTGTAATGCTGGTTGCAGAACAACACGTTGAGAAGTTCACTTTCCTTCTATGAGTTTCTTATAATAGAGAATGGGAGACTCCTTAACTAAGATCTTAGCGATCATAGTTTCCTTTACGATATCTACTATAACAGGTAGAAATATCTTAAAAGGACCTCCAACAATTGCAATCCATCTCATCAGTGGTTCCAATGTACCACCTTTGATATGGTTATTCACATCTAATAAGAGTCCTGTTCAGGATATCTTAGAAGAAGGTGAAGCAGTTGTAAGAGGAAGAAGTTTTGCAGGACCCAAGCTAGTTGAACCTGTTTCCGGATTCAAGATTCCTTTAAAAGTAGAATTGCCAAAGATCACTGAGGTTAATAACCCTATAATCTTTGCCTTCTCCTTTAGAAAGGACTCCGAACCAGAAAACGGATCAGTTATTGAAGCCACCTTTAAGACATAAGATCCTGCCAATACACGGAAAATTCCGAATATTGACATTCAAAGGATAAACGTTTTACGATTATTCCTACGAATTGCTTTTCGATCTAGTGGACCAATAATTTTTGGTAAACCATTTCTTAAGCAAGGAAATATGTACTTAGGGTTAACTTCTTGTAACGAACCCAAGGGTTCTCTAGCAAGGTATTTGGACAGGCTTAATTGTGATGCTTTTAGATATGCAATGACGTAATCGTGACCTCTTCTCTTTTCTTGAGAGATGAGGTAACGAGCAAAATTGTGTATCATAGCGACACGATTCTTGGAACTTTTAAAAGAGCAAAGTGTAGAGAGTATTACTACTCTTCACGCCAAGCTCTGAATAAAAGTTAGGAACACCTTTGTGTTCTTCAAGGAGACCATCTTTTCTCTTTCAAATGTTTTACGTAAAACATCATCGAGACTCAATACTTTCTTTGCTAAAAGAGAGTTTTGTGTTTTGATTTTTGTTTTCATGTTAAATGTTTGATTATAGAGAACGACCTTCTCGCCTGATGAGGACTCGTTATCTTGTTTAAGACAGGATACCCTCACAGGCTACAAGGCCTTTTATCTGTAACCTTAATAAAAAGGAATGTTTTATTGTCTTCGAATTTATCTCATTACAATGCCGATTCTTTTCATTAAGATAGGTTAGTAAACGATACTTCGTCTACAACACAGACAACCCCGTAATCACATCTAAAATGTGTATTACTATTAAAGGAAGAAGAAGACTGCGCTGCACATATTTTATATGTCCGCCAGGTCTAATTCCATGAAACATGTTGCTTTCACCCAGGATAGGGTGAGCTAAGCAATTGGGCTGTGCCCAAGTCCCCACCTTTAACAAGATTACCAAGTACAAATCTTTTGTTATAACTTAGTTATCAAAGAATAAGTATTAGTAATTATCAAATTGTTGATAGGTCGGTTAGTATATCTGGTATACGGACACCAACTTCTCTCTAATTCAATGCATACAATTAAAATTCAAGACCTCATGTAAGAGGAACAAATAGATATAGTATCATTGGAACATAGGAAATGGTGTTAAAGTATATAAGATTAAGGATTGTTAATCCCAACATGATATACAATAGGACAAGAAGAAGTACACTGATCCAGGTGTATTTCCTATAAATTATATGGTGAAACGGTATCACCACCATTATAAGAGTACAAACGTCGCAATGTACTTCAGCACATCTTCTCTATTTTTACAATAGAAAGAACGCTGATCTAGGACCTAACAAACGGTCTTAGACTTTACGTTCTCTTAATAGGAGAGTATATAACCTAAAAAGTTGTACAACTTTCCTCTAAACGAGAAAACCTCCAAATAGGGATTTATCCCGGGCAGGAGG